CTATCTTCCAGGTGCTAAATATGGTGATGGTGTTAGCATTTACAGCTCAGGAGTTCGCGAAACGACTCCTTACCACGAAATTGGCCATATGGTTGATCATTTTAATCCTGATTTAGTTAGGATAGAGAAAGAATTTGTTGCTTCAAGGACTAAAGGCGAAGATGCGACTAGGTTGAATAACATTTTCCCTGGTTTCGGGTATAGACTTTCAGAAACAACAAAGAAAGATGACTTTATTAATCCTTATATCGGCAAGGAATACAAAAATGCAACCGAAGTCCTTAGTATTGGGCTTGAGAGCGTCTTTGAGCCAGGTAAAGGACAGCTTAAATCGGTAACTAATGGTGACTATGTTTACAAATTAATCACTGATGATCCGGAGTATTTTAACTTAATCATTGGCTTAATTTTAAAGGGGTGATAGTCATATGCAGCAAGATATTCAATCGTTGTTTAAAAGCGCTGATAATCTAATAGCTGAGTACCAAGAACATTTTCATACTGAATTTCCAGATCGAATTGTTGGGTGGTGGGATCCTCTACACATTGAGTATCATCCCGAAGAATTAGAGCAAGGTATTGCAGAAATGAAAAAAGCTGTAGAAAAAGCAATTAAGACTAACACACCAATTGAAGAAATGCCCAAAGAAATTTGGAAAAATATAACTTTCTAGTTTAGCACCTGTCAAAAAACGATGAGTGCTATTTTTACGCCCTTTTTCCCGCGCTGCAGGGCTAAAAGAACGACCGGAGATTGTCTCCCTAGACGTTAAACTGGAGGGCCTTATGGCAGATATAGTAGACGAAGCGAAAGATCAAGTCCAAACGCCAGCTGAAAATGAAGAAAACAACAATGAATCCACTGAAAATACTGATAATGCGCAGTCAGATGATAACAAAGCGGATAAAATTGTTGAAAAACTTCAAAAGCGGATTGGCGAAGAACAAGCTAAGAAGAATGAGTATAAGGACCAGCTGAACGATGCGCTAGCTCGTATCGCTAAGCTCGAAAAAGGTGAAGACCCTGATAAACCAGCACAAAAGGACGAAAAGGATGAGCGAATTGCGGCCCTTGAAGCACAGATCAAGCGTCGTGATATCACTGAACAAGCCCGCGATGTGCTAGTTAGCAGTGGGATGAACGTGCCATCTGATGTGTTGGACCGTCTTGTGTCTAATGACAATAAGGCAACGCTGGCCAACGTTAAATCCTTTGTGACTTATATCCAAACGGTGCGTGAAGATGCACGCAAAGAACTCTTAGCTGGAACCACACCGAAGGATGCACCAACTGGCGGTACCACGAAGAAGTTAAAGGATATGTCTTTAGCTGAGCGTAGTCAGTTAGCATCCGAGGATATGGCGCTTTATCAACAATTGCGCCAACAAAAATAGAAAGAAGGAATTTTAAATGCCAGAATTTACTGGAGCAACCGACAAGTCTAAATTAATTGAACCCGTCGTATTTGCTGACTATATTATCGAAAAATCAACCGCCACTAATCGCTTATTGACCAGTGGTATTTTAACCAACGATCCATTGATCCAAGCTCAATTGTTACAGGGCGGAACCTTTATCACTATCCCCGCTATGATGCCGCTTGGTGCTGATGTCCAAACGTGGAATGACAGCAAAGATATTGCAGTTAACGACTTGACGACTGAAAGCTCAAATGCAATTAAGATGTACCAAGCACAGGCTTTCGGCTACACTGATTTCGGCGCGTTAACAACGGGATCACCGGTGGCAGAAGCCATTGCTGGACAGTTTAGTACCTACTGGAACATTCAAGATAATAAGTTGATCATTGCCGTGTTAGCTAACGCATTTAAAAATGCTGATTTACTAGCGGCTAAATCATACGGCGTTGCAACACCAGCAGAGTTAAAGGCTGGAGACTTTTTGGCTGCAATCTCGCGTATGGGAGATGTAGCGTCACCAACATTGGTTAAATTAATCGTTAACTCTGCAACTTTAGGTGCAATGCGTGAGCAGAACTTGATCGATGACATTCAGCCTTCTGCAGGCGGTGCACCAATTTCGACTTACAACAACATGCAAATTATTACCGATGATGCAATTCCGCTGGCAGATGATGGCACAACTGATGCTTATATTACCGCTAATGGCGCAATTGCCTATGGCTTAGCGTCACCAGCTAATGCAGTTGAAACAAAACGGGATGCTTTGGGTAATGGTGGTCAAAACGCGGTAATCAACCGTCGTGTATTATCTATGCAGGTTAAAGGTACCGGCTTTACTGATACAACTAAAGCATCAAATGTTGGTATCAGCACTTATAATGACGCGGTAGAATCATTATTTAGCATTACTGGCGATCCACGGAACATTGGGGTTGTCGATTATCGCTTTAAAATTGATCCTAAGTTTGTGGTTGGTGGCATCAACAGCCCAAAAGCGTAACGCCACCGGCTGAGGGTGGCGACACTGAATCAAAACCGACTGATGCCAACACTGTAGCTGAGATAACCGCTTGGCTTGATGCTCACAGTATTGATCATACTGGTGTAACAGCTAAGGCAGATTTATTAGCCTTAGTGCCAGCCTAATAAGGGTGTGATTAAATGGATTATGTAACTGAGATTAGACCGTTATTAATGCTTGATGATGAGGTGTTTGACGCTCAAGAAGAGACTATCAATAAGATCACATCTAACTCTGCAGCACGACTTTTGATTAAGCTCAAGGGGGTCGCAAAAGCGGTACCTGATGAGCTGGGTTACATTGTACTAGAAGTATCCATTAAGCGATTTAACCGGCTTAAAAATGAGGGTATGGCGTCATACGGCCAAGAGGGTGAGTCGATCACTTATAGCGATGATGACTTTGCTGAATTTGCCGACGATATTGCCGATTGGATCAGCGCCAATGATGTTCATCATGGTAAGTCTGGTGTTAGCTTTATCAGTGCTTACGGAGGTGGTAGCTGATGCGCTACGACACACTAGTTACTTTTGTCCACGAAGGCGCCGGCAATGTCTACAATCCGATTACGGGCGAATACAATGAGGATAAAACTTCATTTACTCGCTTAGCCAATGTGACTGATGTTGGTACTAGTCGATCTATGGAGCTGTTTGGTGACCTGGACACGTCCAACAAAGTTTTGCGTTTCGCTAACGGCGTAAAGTTGGCTGATTGGACGTATTTAACCTTGCCAAGAAGTGATACTCGTTATGTTAAAGTAACGACACGGAAACCGCTTAAAAGCAATACTCTGATCGTAGGTGAAACACATGGCTAAGATGAAAATTTTAGGCTCAAAGGAATTAGCACGTGGTCTTGAAAAACGAATTGGGATGGATGGCATTAAAAAGCTGGTCACCGCGAAAACGACACAGCTACAGGGCGTCACCGTGCAAAAAGCACAGTACACCAAAGGCTACTCCACAGGCGCAACACGGCGCTCGATTGGGATGCAGATTCATGATGGTGGTTTGACTGGTGTAGTTGGCATGGGGATGAGCTATGATCCGTATCTTGAAAAAGGAACTCGGTTTATGGAAGCTCAGCCGGCACTAAAACCAGCTTATAATCAAGTTAAAGGTGCTTATATTCGCGAAATCCGTAACATTATGAAGTGAGGTGTCTGCTATTAAGTCAATTGATCAAGACCTTTTCGACACGTTGTTTTTATTGTCACAGTCATTAAAATATGCCACTTATGATGTGCGGCCACCTAAAAGTGCTGATTATCCATTTGTGCAAATTGGTGACGTGCAACTCGTGCCGCGCGCGGCTGGTGATCGATTAGTTGGATCATTATTTACCACAATCGAATTATTCGGCCGTAGGGAGCAACGAAAGCTTTTGTCGGAAATGACGGAAGCTATTTTTATGCGCTCAATTAATTTGAGACGCACAACGAGTTACGGTATCGCTGCTAACGTCAAGGGATGTTCAAAACAAATGATAAAGGACACCTCAGTGCCTAACACAACATTATGGCATAGCGTCGTTGAATTAGAATATAGAATTTTATAAGGAGGGCTATAAATGGCCAATGAATTTACTGCCGAACAAGGCATGGATAAAGTTATTTTTCTGCGGGAATTAGCGAAAGCCGCAGAACAGTCAGCAATGCGTTTAGCGCTGCAAACAACACATACGTTAACAATCAGTCGCGACAGTGACTCAACTGCCACAAAAGACGGGAATGTTGCTACGACATCACCGGCGGAAACTGAATTAGAAGTTGAAAATATCGCTTCTGACGATGAAATGAATGATCTGTTATGGCGTTCGGTCAAAGACAACTTACCGGTAGAAGCTTGGGAAGTCAATCTGGCTAAAAAGAACACCTCAGGTCAATATTTTGCCCGTTATATGCGCGGCAAAGTTAACGAAATGGAATCCGATAACGATGCAGATGATAACTCAACTGGTGATGCGTCATTCTCGATTGACGGTGTACCCGTTGATGGTTGGGTCACTTTATCACAAGACACGAAAGACGCGTTATCCTATGCGTTCCGTGGCTTAGATGCGGTAACTGAAGTTGACCCTTCAGGTAATGGCGTTGCTGCAGATGCCACTACTACCACCCCAGCAGAATAATTAATATAACCGTCGCCTAAGAAATACACAATACCTTGTTGGGGCGGCTAAACGGAGGAAAATATAATGCAATTAAAAATTAATGGCAAAGACGTTGAATTTAAGTTTGGTATTCGCTTTTTACGTGAGTTAGACAAACATTATTACATGGAAAAGAACGATATTAAATTTGGTTTGGGCCTAGATTTATCGTTAACACAAATCTTAGCTGGTTATCCTGAATATTTAGCTACTTACCTTTATTGCGCTAATAAGGCGATGAAGGTCAAAGTCACGCAAGACGATATTGACGAATACCTTGAAAGTCTAGATGATTTAGACCCGATTTTTGATGAGGTGATCAAAGAACTTGCTGAGGGGAACGCGACAAAGTCAAAAGTAACAGCCGCACAGGCGGCGCTGAAACAAAACTAAAGCCTGAGGATTACAGCGAAAATGTTTATCACAGCATGATCGTAACCGGTTTACGATTATTTGGCTTGACAACTGTCGACGAGATTGGCCAGCTAACACTCAATGAATATGATCTTTTGCTGGAAGCTGCTCAGCTACGTAATATTGACCAAGAACGCTTAATCCATATACAAGCGTGGGCCAATCAGATGGTACAAGCAACGGATCGCAGCGGCAAACGCGCCAAGTTTCGCAAGTTTAAGGATTTTTATGATGATGAAAAGATCATTCGGAAAATCACCTTGCAGCACGCCAACGGTCGCGTAGTTGACGAAAAGCAACGGCTTAAAGATGAACAACGGCGTAAGGCTGAGATTGTTAATCAACGACTGAATGAATACTATCACAGGAAGGAGGAAAGCAATGGAAAGCTATAGTATAAAGGCGGTGCTTAGCGCCGTTGACAATAGTTTTAGTAGCACCATTCGTAATGCCTCTAAGGCTGTGGACGCCTTTCAATCGGGAACTAGAACAAGCTTAGGAAACGTCGGTAAAACGGTGGAAGGAATCGGCTCTAAGTTAACCAAGGGAGTTACGTTACCCTTAGGACTAATGGCCGTAGCTGCGGCTAAAACATCAATGGATTTTGGTGCTCAAATGAGCCGAGTACAAGCCATTTCTGGTGCTACCGGTAAGCAGATGGGTGCACTTAAAAATCAGGCGATTAAGTTAGGGGCTAAAACGGCCTTTAGTGCAAAGCAAGCAGCCGAGGGTATGGAAAACTTAGCATCTGCCGGCATGAACTCTAAACAGATCATGAAAGCCATGCCTGGGGTACTTAATTTAGCTGCTGTTTCTGGTGGTGACGTTGCGAAGGCGGCTGATAATATGTCAACATCATTGAATGCTTTTGGTTTATCAGCTAGCAAGTCCGGCCACGTTGCCGATGTATTCGCGGAAGCTGCGGCTAAAACGAATGCTGAAGCATCTGACATGGGCGATGCCATGAAGTATGTTGCGCCACAAGCGCATGCCGCAGGACTTTCATTGGAGGAAACTGCGGCAGCAATTGGTGTTTTATCTGATGCAGGTATTAAAGGTAGCACGGCTGGTACGACTCTAGCCCAAGCATTAATGCGAGTACAGAGTCCATCAGCTGAGGCTAAAAAAGCAATGCAGCAAATCGGATTTAGCGCTTACGATGCCAACGGCAAAATGAAACCATTAGCTAAGCAGGTTTCCGAATTAAAAGGCAAATTAAAAGGGATGACAGATGAGCAGAAGCAGAACACTTTAGCAACGATTTACGGCATGGAAGGCGGTCGGGCGATGAATGTCTTGCTGCAAGCACAGGGTGGCAAACTAGCGTCACTGACTAAAGCCTTGAAGAACTCTAAAGGTTCTGCGGCTGATATGGCTAAGATCATGCAGGATAATGCTAAATCAGCCGTTGAACAGTTGGGCGGGGCTTTTGAGTCCGCCGCCATTGCAATTGGTGATAAAATGGCGCCAACTATACGGCGAGTAGCTGATTTAATCTCCAATTTAATTGGCAAGTTTCTCGATGCTAGTCCGGCTGTACAAAACTTTATTTTAGTTGCTTTGGGTATTGCCGCTGCGGCAGGCCCTATTTTAGTTGTGATCGGTAAAATGATGCAGTTCACGGCAAGCACAAAGACGGCAATAGCTGCGTTACGAGCGATGAACGGTGAAGCTAAGCTAACTGGTGGCTTATTAAAGGCCTTACCCTGGCTAGTTGTAGCAGCCGGAATTGCTTTACTAGTGGCTGGTTTTGTTAAACTCTATAAACCATCGGCCCAATTCCGTGATTTTGTTAACGATATTGGATCAGCGCTTAGAAGTATTTTTGGCCCCGCGATTGAGTGGGCTGGTAACTTACTAGGTGAGTTTTCAGACTGGTTTAAAAAAGCATCTACATCCATGACCGACAGTCAAAAGGCGATTACTGCAATCGTGTCAGGGTTGTCTGTCCTAGGAGCG